AGTAGCCATTGGAAAACCCGCACTTGAAGCCAATCTGTGAAAGTAGGGCGTCAATACCACGCTGCCGGACTTCTGTGTTCAGTGTTGGATTGATTTCCTGATAGAAGGTGTTTACACCGTCGCCGAACACGTTCTTAACAAAATCAGGCAGGTCAAGGCCGTGCGTTCCAAGCTTAGCCCCTGCCTGCATGGTCAGACGATCGTCAAGCAGGACAATCTTCTTTGAGTTGGAAATCTCAGTGGCGTTTCGACTGTACGCAATGTCCAGATCCTGCAGCTCCACAAGAGCAGGTGCGAACACCGGCAGACCGACAGGGGAATCCAAATCCACGTTGTTAGCGGACGGTGTGCGGAACACGCCAAACAGTGGAGCCTCAAGCCCTTCAATAGCGATTTCCTCTTCCATGTCAGCCCATGGGGTCTGTTCAATGCTTATGCGCTGGCCCTCGTCGTTGGCGTCGTCGGATACGTAGCACACATTTGAGATTCTGTATATTTCATCCTCGAATCTGTGATATTCGAGCCGTGTGTAAAACTTCTTTCCGGTTTCATCGGTCGTTCTGTTGACGAACACTGCCGCCGTGACACGATCGCCCTTCTTTTCAGTAATCATATACTGGTTAGGCGTAAACACATCAATGTCGGTGCCGTTGGGCTTTAGGATGATCGTGCCATATGCACAGCCGTATTCCACCCAATGCCGGAGCTGGAAATACATTTTGTCAATCTGTTCCTGCAGGTAGTTTGCCTTTGCGGACCCTTCCACTTGTATTCCAATCGCAAGTGTCGCAAGGCGGGCTATTTCTTCACAGATTGTTTTGGAAAAGTTCACCGTCCCAATTCCATCAGACGGGTTCAGCCACGGCGGTTCCCCTGTGTAGACCTGCTCACAGATATCAACCAGGTTTCCGACTTCTGTACTTGTGATGGGGAGTACGCTGAATTCCTTTGTCGCTCTCCCCGTGAAAAGTTCCATCATTGTACCCACCCACTTTCTGATTTTTGATAGTATGTTCATGCGCTTGTCCCCCTCCTGTTAAACAGAGGCTCATAAGCGTACCGGAGGGCTGAAATAGCATGGTCATTTCCATCAGGATAATCGCTTAAAATATTGCCTTCTTTGTCTCTGTCATATTCATATTCTGTTATTTCCTTGTAAGCATTCGGCGTGCGTTTCGGGTCAATCACGATAGTACGCACCTGAAGCCACTTGAAACCATATTCCACACTGCCGGGACCTTTGATGGCTCCACGGGCGGGGATACCCATGTCACGCAGGTCATTAATTGAGCGTGGGTCTTCAGAGTCGCATGTGATCACATAGTCGGTGTATCCCTTTGCTTTTAACCATTCCGCTGTTTCCGTGTTTCTGATGTGCTTTCCATACAGTTCATCAATCAAATAGATTTTTTCCCTGTCGGAATCGTAGTGGGTGCGCAGGTATGCAATGGGATCCTCCCAACCAAAGTCAAGCCCGCAATGGATGTGATCGAACCTTGCTATCTCTTCATCAGTGATTTCCCTGATTTCCAGATACTCAAACACATTCCCGCCGTCCCCGTTCGCCACGCCCATGTATTCATGTTCATACGCATCAGGATTCACAGCCTTTAAGTGTTCCGCATCGTCAATAAACTTCTGCCCGAGCCATGCGGGCGGGGCATCTAAATAGGTACTGTGATGCAGAACCCTATGCGGATCTGGATTCAGCTTCTCTTTGTGTACCCAACTGGACTTTGATTTTGGCGGGTTGTATGACATGAAGTCGTATGCAATGTCACCACCACGCAACACGGACTGATTTATGGACCGTTCTTCCGCTGCACCGGACAGCTGATCCGCTTCTTCTTTCCATAGTATGCCAATGTAACCAAATTCAGGCTTGATAGACTTCAGCTTGATTGGATCGTCCGCACCTCTGAAGTAGATCGTCTGGCCAGTCTTTCGATATTTGATTTCGAGGGGGCTTACTTTGTAGTCGAATTCATCTGTGAGGCCCAAAGTATTTATAGCCCACTTCAACTGTGCGAATACGGAGTCTTTCAGTGTGTTTCCGACCTTACGAACAACACAGGCGTGGATACCTGGATTGTTTTTGATAAGCTCAATTATTTTCAGCGAAACAAAGGAACTTTTCAGGCTACCACGTCCACCCTCAAATACGTATTTCTGATTCGGGATGATTTCACGGTTAATATCCACGTAGGCTTTTCCGAGGGCGACGGCGGGTAGCTGAAACAGCTTTCCATCATCGTTCACCTGTTCGGTCAGCTTCTCCCACTTTTCGATTGCGTTCACGTCGCCTGATTTCGCCTTACCAAACAACGCCCCTGTGATTACCGCTGTGTTGGTTGCGTCCTCATCTAAAACGCCGAGCTTTTCAAGCTTCTTTCGGTCTTTTGCATCGGCCTTTGTGTTGCCTATCATGCGGGCTAGTTCGGCCATGGTGCGCTTGGCCCTGCGTGCTTCACCGGATGCGACCCCGCCCTTGCGTCCATTCTTCACGGCTTCTTCACGGTTTTGGTCACTCGTGAATGGGGTCAGATTTTGTTCGTTCACGGTTCCCTCACCACCTTCTGGACAAATAAAAAAACAGGCAGTCCACACAGTGTTCTACCTGTTATATCTATTCTATCTGTTATACATCATTATAATCACATTTTCGTCCCTGATTGTAGATTTTCAATTTTTTTATCCAACAACCAGAAGAATTTACGCCGCCTTTCATAGTACGTGAAATCAGAGCATGGAATACCCATAATCATTTTCAGATATGTGAATGTGGCGTTTTCGTCTGTCACGCCTTTCACGATATACTTAGCGTAATCGGGATCCGTTTCATATGCTGTCTTTTCAATCAGGTCAATCTTTTCCGACAGAATAGCCCGCCTGATTGCAAGGCTTTCGGTGGGGCTTCCAACAGTCGTACCATGGGGCATCCCGTCATAAACCATAGCCTTCTTTCCATCAAGCATCACATATTCGTCTTTCCATTCCTGATACTGCAAGCAAAAATGATATAGCTCATAAAACCTGTGCTTGCTAATCCAGTATTTATTTTTCCGTGATAAGTCAGCTCGCACTTTTCCCATAGTAAAAACGGGCGGTTCTACGATACCGCCCAAAACGTTAGGAGAAAAATAATATGAAAAGAAAGTGAAGATGTCAATCAAAAGGGAAGGTGAGGGGACTGCCGGAAGGTCTGACCGAACAGCCCCCATGAGTGGGACACGCCTGCAGAGGTATCCCACTGTTGCGGTTCATTTGTGAAGGGACAGGCAACAACCGCAACAAAGCCCGTAAAACCGTGCCGGAGCGGCTGAGACTCCTTTAATCAGGATCGTTATCCTAGCACGGTGGAGGATATTCATATTGTATGAAATCCTTAAAAAGCGGCTGAGGGACTTGCACCCTCTTGTGATCTCTGCCGCCTGTAAGAAGGTTATTCGATGAAAATATCCACCTGTATTATAACAGATAGATCGGCTAGAACAACTTAATTTTGCACTAAATTAATAGAAAATTCCACGGTTCCGTAGTAATCCCCGGCTCCTTCAGTGGAAAACGGCAGGGCATACACCAGACCGGCCTCATGCTGTCCATTGTAAAAGCTTGCTACAGTCTGACCGGGTACCAACAGCCCATCCGTACCATAAAACTGTGCTATGACTTCTCTGCCGCCGGTGGTGTACAGGCGTTTCGCCCCTGAGATGTCCAGTCCCTCAATCGTCACTTCGATGTGTTCACCATCACACAGATCCATTACAGGAGCTGTGAAAGTGTACTGTGTACCATCAGTGACGATTGTTTCTGGTATCAGTACCGTGTACTGTGAAGGTTCGTGGTAATACAGCATGGATTCCGCTGATACGGGTGCAACTAATGCTAATGTCAGTGCTACGATCATAAGTCTTTTCATGTCCCTTGTTCCCCTTTCTTATTCCACTATGATTTCAAGATTCATCTTTGCTGAATTGAGTGCCTGCCCGTCACGTTCGCATTCATGTAGCAGCGTCCCCTTGTAAGTCCCAGTTTCCAAAGGGTGATTCAGTTCAATCTCATAGAATCCATAACCAGGTTGACATTTCCCGGACTTCCAAAGAAGATCCTCGCCTATGGAAAGTGTGAAGCAAATACTGCAGTCGTTGGCGTCCGGGTTGTATAGGTTGACTTGCTGTTCCGTCTGATCCGCTTTAAAGTACAGTTTGTCAATTCCAGGTATCGCAATCTGTTTCACTTCTGTCTGATGTTCTATGGCTTGCTTACCGTGCCATGGGGTGCCGTCAGAGGTACCGGGTGCGGGCGACGCAGTTCTGAAGCGGTGTGTTAAAATCACGGCTGTAGTGACACAGGATAAAATTAGACCAACTATCAGAAGTAAAATAATTATCTGCTTCAGAAACTGCTTTTCTTCTTCGTCGAACAGTGGTATATCATTCTCGCTTTTCTTCAGTGTTCTCACCTTCCTTCTGGTTATCAGTTACAAAACCCTCTTTGTCCGATAGTCCCACATCTTTCAGCCACTTATCAAGCTTCTGTTCCGCTACAATGTCCATTGGTTTCTTGTTTTTGTTCTCTTCCATCGCTGTGTACCTCACATATTCCCTGTGCGCTTACCCACTCTTGACGGTCACGACAGAAGCCATAATCCTGTTCAAAATATCTGTCGTACCAGATGCAGGTATAGCAGGTTTTGTCAGTCATTGGTATCACTTCCTTTGTTCGTAGTGCGGACAGTTATATCTGATAAGCTGTCCGGGCTTCGGTTTCCACTCACAATTCTTGTTATAGCAAGTGTTGCAGCAGTTACCTGATTGGACAATGTTTCTGTATGCCATCAAAGTGTCCAGTATGTAGGCTACATCTGCTATTGCGTCATCTAAGCGACTCATTCGTCCACCACTTCCAATCTCGCCCCGCAATTCGGGCAATAATCATATCCGTATACATCATCTTCACACAAATGAGACTCGAAACCACATACTGAGCATCTGCCGGTTATGGATGGATCGTCTACGGGTATCCAACGGCCTTTCTTCTGTTCTGCCTGTTCATACGGTGTCAGCTTTTCCAACAGACTACCCCACACATACAAGTCAGTACCAACAATGCTGTATTCATCAAGTCCAATACGTTTTTCGCCAATTTCAAGTAAGAATTTACTGCCGGGCTTGAATTTGGTTGAACTGTTCGATGTTCCCGACATTTGTGTCGGGAAGTTATCAAGTACGGTTTTGACGGCTTCCACAAGATTGCTTGCATCAACATGGCATTCGCATTCTTCGCAATTGGCAGAACACTCAGTGATTTTGTCCCAACAGTTGGATTGTTTCCGCAATACTTCCAATGCTACTCCAAACGTCATTCGTTCCACCTCAATTTCTGACCGCATCCTTTGCAGTAATGTTCCCCGAATTTCACCACCAAACCGCACACGGGACACTTATCTTTGTAGCCGTCTGGTATGGGCTTTCGTGGTATATGCATTTCGAGAATGTCTGTTGCAATATCCAATGCCAAAGAAAATGTCCATACTTTTTGGCTTCCAAGCGCGCGCCTGCGCATACTGTCATTTTCTTTTTTAATTGTGTTTATGACTTGCCGTAACGTCATTCATCCCACCTTATCCACTTTCCGCAATTTGGGCAGATATCCTCTTCGTTCAGTTCGTGCCCGCAATCAGGGCAAACTCTTTTGTATGCAACAATTCCATCGTC